TAAGAGACTATGACTATGCCGATGATGAGGTGCATAAAAAACGATACAATCCATACGCTGCATAAATTTAGGGCGAGAGTTTAATGTTCTTTGCATAAGTAGTAATAGATATTCTTCCACACACTTCCAATATAATAAATGGCAAATCCAATACTACCAATACAAGCCGGTGCTTCGTTGCCCTCTTATGAGCGTGAGGATGAGATAAAGCAAACGGAAATGAACGAGAAAGAAGTTGCCCAGTTAGAAGAGGCGCTTGGACTTGAGTCGCAAGATGTGGATATGGAAGAAGAAGTTGTTGAGTTGGACGATGGTTCGGTGGTGGTTAACTTTAGACCCAAAGATGGTCCGCTTAAGAACCCAGACTTTTATGCCAACCTTGCCGAAGAGCTTGATGAAGATGAATTGGACGAGCTGGCACAGAATTACTTAGATTTAATTGATGTTGATAAAGAAGCTAGAAAAGAGAGAGATAAACAGTATGAAGACGGATTACGCAGGACAGGCCTCGGAAAAGATGCACCAGGGGGTGCTACGTTTGATGGTGCTTCTAAAGTTGTGCACCCAGTTATGGCAGAGGCCTGCGTTGATTTCGCTGCGTCAGCGTCTAGGGAACTTCTTCCGCCGGACGGGATAGTAAAATCAAGAATTCAAGGTGAAGTAGATCGTGTGCGTGAAGCAATCGCCGGGCGCAAGACAAACTTCATGAACTGGCAGTTGGATACACAGATCCCAGAGTACCGGGATGAGATGCACATCCTCCTAACACAGACACCGCTCGGTGGATCACAGTACCTCAAGTGGCGCTATGACAACGAGCAAAAGAGACCTACCTGCGAGTGGGTACCGATTGATAACATGCTCCTGCCCTACTCGGCTACGAGTTTTTATACGGCACAGCGTGTTACAGAAGTACAGGACATTACAGAAGACATCCTCAAGCAGAGGATTGATCAAGGCATCTATCGTGACATTGAAGACTACCATGTGTCTGATACAGCCCTTGATGACCAGACACAATCCAAGAAGGCTAACGACAAGATTGAGGGTGCTAGTCGCCCGGGTAAAAACGTCGATGGCATACGAAGAGTATACGAGATCACGTGCTTTGAAAGACTCGAGGCTGATGACCTAACGGATGGTAAGAGAGCGCCTTACATACTCACCATTGACGACACGACTGGTAAGGTCCTATCTTTATATCGAAACTGGGAGTCTGGCGATGAAAAACTCACAAAACTTGACTGGATTGTTGAGTTTAAGTTCATTCCTTGGCGGGGTGCATATGCTATTGGCCTGCCTCATCTTATTGGTGGCCTCTCTGCCGCCCTTACTGGCGCTCTACGTGCTCTACTTGACGCCGCTCATATCAACAACAGTCAGACGATGCTTAAGCTCAAGGGTGGACGCATTAATGGACAAAATGACCGTATTGAGCCCACGCAGGTAGTAGAGATTGAAGGCGCACCGGGTGTTGACGATGTTAGAAAACTTGCAATGCCCTTGCCGTTTAACCAGCCATCGAGTACGCTATTCTCGCTGCTAGGCTGGCTGACAGACGCAGCAAAGGGCGTAGTAACTACGGCAGAAGAAAAGATTGGTGATGTCAATTCAAATACACCAGTCGGCACAACACAGGCGCTCATTGAGCAAGGGTCAAAGGTATTCTCCTCAATACACGCCAGACTACACAGGTCACAATCTAAGTCACTTGAGATCCTATCAAGGATCAACCACTGGTACGTGGAGGAGATGGACAACCAGTCTGGTGAAGAGATTGAGGTCAGGGACTTCGCTCACAACACCGACGTCGAGCCGGTATCAGACCCAAACATATTCTCAGAGACACAGCGACTGGCACAGGCACAGGCCGTGCTACAGCTTGCAAACTCTGCACCACAACTTTATGACATGCGTGCCGCACATCGGCGCGTATTAAAACAGCTCAAGGTTCCAAACATTGAGGAGATACTACCAAACCCAGACGGCATCAAGGAGGCAAATCCAGCGTTGGAGAACGTCTCTATGTCCATGGGAAGACACGCAGCAGCGTACCCAGATCAGGACCACCTGTCACACCTCAAGACGCACTTGTTGTTTGTGACTGACCCAATGCTGGGCGGTAACCCACTCATCGGACCACAGATTACTCCTCTCATGATGGAGCACGTCAAGCAGCACTTTACGCTCTACTACCTGCAGTCAATGCGTTCATACGTATCGCAGGCAGCCGGCGGAAAAGACGTATTCAAGCTACACGAGGAGAGACCACTAGACCAAGAGGCACAGCAGGCCTTGGCACTGGCAGCGGAGTTAGTCGCTGGAGATACCCAAGAGAAACTTGGCGGTGCAATGCCAATCATTACCCAGATGGTACAGAAGATGCAGCAGGCCAAGCAGGCACAGCAACAAGAGGCTGCAAACGCCGATCCGACTGCACAGGTCATTCTCAAGACACAGACTGCAGAGACACAGCGCAAGGCTCAGGAGTCACAGGCCAAGATGCAGGCAGAGATGCAGGCCCAACAGCAACAGTTCCAGATCAAGGTCGCGGAGTTACAGGCAAAGGTACAAGAGCTCTCTGTCAAGTACGACACACAGAGCCGAGTCGATGCCAACAAGAACGCTACTCAGATCGCGCTGGCAAACATCAACAACGCCGCAGACGAGAGGATTGCATCCATCAACCACGGCGCTGCCTTTGATCAGATGCAGGCACAACTGGAACACGAGCAGAACATGTCAGCCATTGAGGCTATCAACGCAGCTGATCAAGACATCAGACAGCACGGTTTAACTGTAGAACAGCAAGCATTCCAGCAACAGGCACAACAGACTCAGGCACAGATTGAAGCACAGCAACAGCAAGCCTTGCAAGATCAACAACACCAGCAGACACTTCAGCAACAAGATCAGCAACACCAGCAGGGTATACAGCAGTCTGGATTAGAGCACGCACAAGGCATGCAACAACAAGATCAAGCCCATGCACAAGGATTACAGCAACAGGACCTAGACGCGCAGGCTAAGATGATGCAGCAGGATATGGACCACATGAATACACTACAGCAACAGTCAGCACAACCACAACCACCCACAGGAGGATAACATGGCCGATCAAAAAGGCTTTCGTCAAACATACCAAGAGACAGGGCAACTAAGCTCTGGCGGCGGCCCCGATTCAAAGATTGACAAGGGCGCGTCTGGATCACACCGCGACAACAACTGGAAGATTGGTGCCAAACAGGCCAAGCTAACCAAAGACAAAAAAGTAGGCCCAGGAAAGAATTTAAACGAAGTTAAGGGCGGAAATTTTTATTAAGTTGCATAAGTAGAAGTATGCAAGATATCATTTCAGAATTTATATCACGTGTAAACGTGACGAAGAAGGACATCGCGGATACCGTCTCCGCGGGTGTAAACGTGGCATCTTTTGAGATATACCAGCGTTTAGTTGGCAGGAACGAGGGGCTGCAGATAGCCCTCCAGTTGTTGGACGACATTATGACGGGTGATGAGGAAGACGAAACAGAGCAGTAGTGCTCAGGAGGTTGCCGTATGGCAGCAATAGACTTAAAACAAAACGCAGAACCAGACCTTAGGTCGGAAGAAGAATGTTTCCCGACGATTGACCCAGGAATAGAAGTAGCTGGTGATAGGGTACTCGTACAACTGCGTCGTGAGAAGATGAAAAGCAAGGGTGGGATTATCTTTGTAGATGAGACCAAGCAGACTCTGAAGTTTAACGAGACAGTAGCCAAGGTAACACAGATTGGTCCGTTAGCATACAGATCACCAGATACACTAGAGCCGTGGGTTGAAGGACCTTGGTGCAAAGTGGGTGACCTAGTAAGGACAATCAAGTACGGTGGCGATAGGTTCGTAGTAGACGCAGAGGATGGTAATGGACCCGTTGTATTCATCACACTACAGGCACGAGAGATTATCTCAAAGATTAAATCCTTTGAGTTTGCTCAGAAAATGAAGGCGTTTGTAGATTAATTAACTTTTGGGAAAAAGTATGTCAGAAAAAGAAAAAGATATCCCCGTCAAAGAACGGGAAGATGGGTCGGCAGTCGCCTCCATGGGAAGGTCAGAGAATGACCACGACGAGGAAGACGAAAACGACTCAGAGGTTGAGCAACATGCCGAGGGTGGCGAAGTTGACGGCCAAGACGAGCACGACGATAACGAGACCGACGAAGAGCGGGAAAAAATTCGTGAGGCTCGTAGAGAAGAGCGAAGGCTAAAGAAGGACCTAGTCAAACAGAGAGAGGTCTCAGCCAAGCACAAGATTAGTGCACTTGAGAGACGTAACGAAGAGCTTGCAAGACGACTGGCGGCAGTAGAGTCTACAGCGGCATCTTACCAGTTTGCTCAGGTGGACAAGGCGATTGAGGACGAGGCGACTCGTATTGAGTACGCCAAGATGAAGTTAGTACAGGCTGCGCAGGCCAATGACGCTGAGTCACAGGTTGAGTACCTTGAGCAGTTAAGCGAGGCAAAGACCAGGCTATCAGCGATTCAGGCGCACAAACGGCACCAGCTTGAGAACGCCAAGCGGTGTCTGTGTCAGTAGGATGTGCATCTCATCCCGGTACTCTGGGATCTGTGTATCCAACTGCCAGTTCATGAAGTTTGTCTTGCGCCCGGAGATTGCTTCACGTACGCGGTCTACTTCACCCTGTATTCTTGATTTTACTATCCCGTCCGGCGGAAGAAGCTCACGAGACGCTGACGCAGCGAAATCAACGCAGGCCTCTGCCATAACTGGGTGAACAACTTTAGAAGCGCCATCAAACGTAGCGCCCCCTGGTGCGTCTTTTCCAAGGCCCGTCCTGCGTAGTCCGTCTTCATACTGTTTATCTCTCTCTTTTCTAGCTTCTTTATCAACATCAATCAAATCTAAGTAGTTCTGTGCCAGCTCGTCTAGGTCATCCTCATCAAGCTCGTCTGCAAGGTTGACGTAGAAGTCTGGGTTCTTAAGCGGGCCATCTTTAGGTTTAAAGTTGACGACAACAGATCCATCGTCTAACTCAATGACCTCCTGCTCCATGTCCACATCTTGTGACTCTAATCCAAGCGCCTCTTCTAGTTTGGCAACGTCGCGCTCGTTCATCTCCATCTGCTGTATCTCGTCCTCGTGCTCCTGTGAGGGTAGTGTTGCTCCGGTCTGGATTGGTAGTATTGGGTTTGGCATTTATTTGTTTGCCATATAATTTTGTAGTAAATCAGGCCTACTGTTTTTTGAGCTTTTTTCTTTTGCCATTTGATTTTGTTCTTCAATTGCCTGTTTTCTTTCAGCCTCTTGAACGTGCCATGGTGTTATATCAGAACCCTGACCAACGTCTGGTGAGTATAAAGCCATACCTAACCCCGTAGTTTTTGCTGTTGTGGGGACTGCATAGTCCCAAAGAAAGCTGCTGGCATCGCTGGCTAAGTCACCGTATTTTTTACTTGCCGCGTTTTTTGACATTGAACTAACACGTGGCGCTATATCAAAGGGCAACCCTAACAGTGGTGCGTACTGCGCAACAGCTTTTCCTTTTGCATATTTTTGTGGTGTGTAACCGTAGGCGTTCATCTCTGCCATCATGCTGTCTGGGTGGATGCTACCACCGGCGGCCTTCATGGTCGGGTAGACGCTGACAAACGAGCCAGAGTCCGGGTCGAAGTATGAGTCTGTTGGCTCGACGTTGCTTGATCTTGGTCCGCGCTGTTCAATTGTCTTTGTCGCCGGAGTAATCCCCTTGGCAATGTCTAACTCATCAAGCAAATCCTGTCTGTAGTTACCAGGTCTGTGATACAGATACGACTCGGGTACTCCCTCAAGTCTTGCGTTGGCACGATACTCTTCCATGCCCTTGGCAGTGCTTGGTCTCTCTGAGACGATCGACTTGCCTTTCTCGCCGTACTGGTGACGTAGCGGGTTGTAGGCGGCAATCATCTGATCCATCTCTTCTTGAGTCGGGTAGCGGTTGTTCTTTGCCCTAAATATATCCTTGAGCTTGTCGTGTGTCCCGCCGTGTGTCAGTACGTAGTTTAGTTTTGCCTCAGACATGTTGGCAAGGTAGTCGGCGCCGGGTGTAGTCGTCGCGCCTTGTGATGCGTTTGGAATTAGTTTGTCAAGCGCACCAGATTTTTGTAGGCCCTCGATTTGCATCTCTACCTCTGGCGTTGTAATATCCAAGGTCTTTGGTGCCAGGTTTGTTCCCTTACTTCCACGTCCCAACATAGACTGCATCAAGAACTCATCTCGTGCGGTGTCGGGGTTTATCAGCTGCGGGTTTGTGGCCAGCTCGTACTGGTTCCTTGCCGCCTGTGGTGGCGTTAGGCTCGTACGTACTGGGTTCTTTGGCGCGGATAGCGCGCTGACCTCCTGAGCGAGCTGTTGCTTCTGCTCACCAGTGAGTGGCCTTCCAAACACAGTCTCAAGTTTTTTTACGGCCTGCTTGAACAGTAGCTCGCCGCCAGGGGATAGTTTCATATTGTGTGGGGGATAGGGTTGAATAATACCATCTATAACCACTTATACATAAAAGGTATCCATACCGCCCTAAACGGCGTATGGGTTGTATCGGTGCCTCTTTACCTCATCATCGGCGTAGTCATAGTCCCTATGCGGCAGTGGATCAAGCTGTAGCCATCCTGAGTCCCTGAGTACCCTCATCGCCTGTGAGAGTGCATCGACGTAGTCATCATGCCCGCCCGACTCTGGGAATGAGCATACCTGCCTGACGAACCTCTTGGCCCACTCGGCGACCTCGCCGGGTTTTTTGTTGTCCTCCGGCAAATAGACTTTTCCCTTTGCAATCAACGGCGCGATGATATTCACACGCTGTACTTTGTCTGCCCTGCCGGGGTTGTATCCCCTGACTGGTATCCCTGATCCCTGTAACTCCTGTAGCAAGGATATACCAGCGGACTTGTCCTCGATGAGTATCAGGTCGGCCTTTCTGCCCTTGGCAAAGTCGTTGTCTGCGCCGTAGACTACCTCCTTGTAGTCCGCGATGATCTTCTTCCTGAGCTCTGGGTATGATAGGTGCGCGTCCCATGCATCGAGGAGCATGACGCACGTCCCGCCGTCTATCTGCTCAAAGATGCCCCATATCTCGCATGCCGTTGGGTCGTTGACTGTCTTCTCGCTTGTTGCCGGGTCGTAGGATGCAATGACGTACTCTAAGTTTGGCGTGGGCTTTTTGGCTGGCCACATCTTGAACCACTTCCTTTTGATGATGCCCGCCTCCTCTGGGTCAAGGATGGCCCCCTCAATCTCCTGCCTACCGAGGTCAGTACCCTCGTACGACTCCAGTGCGTTGAAGAAGGACTTGGAGAGGTTGGACCTGTTGGCGTAGGAAGAGACGTTGACCATGTAGACCTCGCCACCGATCTTGCCCTCCGAGAGGTCCACGATCAGCTCTTTTGGTTTTGGTGTCGTCGTAACGATCTGCTGCACGCCCGGCAGGTTGGGGTCCTTCAGTCGCAACGTGAACTGGATCTGGTCCCATGCGTCATCAAGGTAGTCCCAAGCAGCGAGCTCGTCCATCCATGCACCGTGCCACTGCGTACCCCGGAATCGCTCCGGTTCTGATGCCGGTATCCCGCGGATCATTGATCCGTTGATGAGGTGTATCTCTGATAGCGACTTGTTGTAGTCGCGGATGAGTGATCGTGGTATGATGTTCAGTAGACCTGAGTCACCCTCAAAACACGTTGCGCGGATGTCGTTTGATGTCGGTGCCGCGACCAGCCATCGAGTCTCTTTGTACATACACGCCCGCAGACCAATCCAGTTAGAGGCCATGTGCGTCTTGCCGGCCCCTCGACCCGCGCACAAGAAGAGAGTGTCATAATCCGACTCGGGCTCTCGCTGGTGATCGAGCGCAGTCAGCTCCCACTTGACGCGCCACAGCGCCAGGTCCAGCTTGTCTCTGGGCCAGTGTTTGTTCTGGACTGCAAACGCAGCCAGCAGCTTCTCTTGTGTCTTTGTCAGTGCCATATCGGTAAGAACTCGTTTCCTGCCACAAATGGCTCCTCTGTCTCAATGTGAATACACTCCACGGGCTGTATCTTTTGGATGTGCTTGATGATCCTGTGCCTTGGGTTGTTAAACTTGCCCTTAACGATCTGGTTTGGCAGTAGCTGAATGTCTGTTCGGAAGGTCAGCTCCTTGATTACGTTGCTGTCCTTGGAAAAGAGCTCGGTCTTTACACCAAGCGACTCCAGAATGCCCTGTATGTTTGTCAAGAACTTGACATCGCGACCTTTAATGATAAAACGGTCGTCTTCTGGGTAGTATGACCCGACTCTGAGCGCCATCAGCCCGCGAATAAGGTCAATTCTTTGTTCTACGCTCCCAAAATGGTAATTAAACGGTAACTTTACGGGTATTTTTGCATATTTCGTTAAAAAAGATGTTTTTATTGACGGGCGGACGGTAATTTGCTCATTTTTGTGTTGGACAAACGACCAACCGCTGGCTTTTATGCGTTTTTTAACGTCTCGCGCGACCAACGGGTCCAGTCTGTACCTGTCGCTGCCGTTCCTCCACGTCATCCACATGCCGACAATGAAGGGCGGGACTGGGTGGTCTTCTGTTCGCCACTGGATTGGCGCAGTCAGCTTGACGGCGTACTGTGCCTCTCCCCTGTAGTCGCGCAGTCCACGCTCCAGCATCTGATCTACCGTGGCATACCTCTGTGGTCGCAGCCCTTTCTTGCGTATGCCCATCCACTCACGTGCCCTCTGGCGGCATTTTAGGGTCTGCACCAAGAACTTGGTGTGTCGATCGACCTCCAGTGATACGTTGTCGTGGGTCGTGACTAGGTACATCTCGCTCGGGGTGTACTTCTGGATGCTAGTGACCTGCGTCGGGAGTCCACTGTGGGGGTTGTAGAGCCAGTCGCCCTTAGTGACGTCCCCTGCCCTGCCCCAGCCGTTTAAGACGGCGATGTTTGTATCGACCGCGATAGCCATCAGTTGGTTTGTCCTTGCAGTACCCAGAGGTCCATGTAGTCGTGCAGGGGTCCCTTAATGCCGTGGTAGATGGCGGGTGGCAGGTTCTTGATCTTCATGTGGCTGCTTGCTGCCAGCCTAAAGCGCAGGTAGTCCAGTATCTCATCATCAAAGAGGCATGCCGGTACATCGACCTCATCAAAGTGGATGGTGCTCGTGATGAATACCTTGACGCCAACTATGCGCTTGCTTTTGCTCTCCAAGAAGCCCAAGATGCGGTAGGCGTACTTCACTCCGTTGTCCCATAGTGGGATACGTCGTACTCGGCGCGTTGCTCCAAGGACAGCTTCCAGTAGCCCGGTGGCTTTCTGTCAGTCCTTCTCTGGTAGGTACTGCGCTTTCTGTCCTTGTCCTTGGCCTGTATCTTGCGCGAGCTGTTGGGGTTGAGCCAGATCTCTTTAAAGTAGCCGTTAGATTTGATGTGCGAGGTGTACCCAAAGAAGATGTACCCATCTCCTCTGGTGTCGTTCCTTTTAAACGGTTGGTTTGTCTGTGGGTTGATCCTTTTCATACAATCACTAATGCAAGGTATTAAGAGACTCGATGGCTGGTTGCGGCACCGACATCAAACGACATCCGAGCGACGTGTTTTGAGGGTGATTCTGGTCTACTGAACATCATACCACGATCACTCATCCGCGACTACAACAAGTCACTATCAGAGATACACCTCATCAACGGATCAATGATCCGCGGAATACCGGCATCAGAACCGGAGCGGTTCCGGGGTACTCAGTGGCATGGTGCATGGATGGACGAGCTCGCTGCTTGGGACTACCTTGATGACGCATGGGACCAGATCCAGTTCACGCTGCGACTGAAGGACCCCAACCTGCCGGGCGTGCAGCAGATCGTTACGACGACACCAAAACCAA